AAACTCAGGACCGCCATCAAATGAAAATTGCAATTGATTATCAGCGTCAAGATTAAACAACGCCCACTGAGCAAGTCCAATAGGGTTTTCGCCTAATACCGGAGGACTGCCAGTGGCGCTTACTCGACGCTTGCCAGTGTACTGAATGGTTGCTATCGTGCCAGGTATCCCAATTGTGTCTGTCTCTCCAGAGTTGTCGATGTAGAAAAAATCTACGCCAATTCGACCTTTGCGGTTGGTGCGTAGTTCTGGATGCTTGGCCACTTCAGCTTCAGCATCGACTACAGCCTCTAGCTTGAACTGCCAGTACGCAGCTTCTGCGGGAAGAGTTAATCCACTATTGAATTTAAGATAGTTAAAATTGTCAGTTTCGGCTGCACGACTCACAGCAAAGATGCCCGGCACATAAGTAAATGTTCCTCCCGCTTTTTTGTACTTGAGCAGGAACAAGGCTTTGCGTTTTTTAGACCCATTATCGCTTACTGGATAGCCCGGCAAATTATCTCTGCCGTAACGTTCTTGACGGCCTGATACTCGCATTGATACGCGGCTTTTAATTGCAAGATCAACAACATGGCATGGCTGAACTGTTTGATAAGAGGCTGTCTCGACCCGTGCTAACGCCTTAGTGTAATACGACACATTAGGATCATAGGATGCAATTTTTGTATTTAATTCGACTAATTTGGTATATGCTGCTTTTTCGATGGAAGTAGAAAAGCGAGAAAAAGTATAGCCGTAAAACGAAGCCACGGCATTGCCGTTATCGTCAAATTGCTCACTGTATTGGGCCTTATATATGCCTGGGCCGCTAACAGGTGTAAAGTTACCCTCTCCATCATATGTTCCAGCTTGTTGGGTGGCATTTGCATTGGTGCCATTGATTATATTATCTGCGGTGTACGCAACGGCTTGGCTTTCGTATGGTGGGTCGCCCCCCGTGTAAGTAATGTTGTAGGCAATGCGTTCGTCTTCGGTTTCCAATGCGTCTACTATACGTTTTGCATTTATATATTCTGAACTGCTAGTTATCAATTGTGTAAATGCTTCTGTTGCGCCAGCTAGAGATGTCACGTCATAATTAACACTTGGAGCATTTCCAGCTTCTACGCATTTGAATTTGACTATCATGTCGCCTTCATCCGGCGATCCAGTGTTTATGGATTGGACACGGAACAATGCTGAGCCAAGTTTAAAGATGCCACTGTCGTCAAAAGTGCTAGCTAGTGCGCGGCGGATTTCTTGCGCCTGTGTCTGTACGTCATTCACTTCTGGAACAGTTGAGGCAATTGTCACTGTCATTTCAAAATCAACCGCTACGGCCTGCAAAGCTTTCCAGTTCCAGGTGGCAGTTAACCCAAGGTCAGCAACTTCTTTGTAGCCGCCATCGTTGCGTTGATAGACCAAGGAATTAATTGGCACGACACCATACAAGCCAAATGAATTTTGTGAAGTTGGTGAATATGCTTGGCTAAAGCCATCAACTCTTGTATTTTCTGTTGTTAGTTGGAGTCGGTAGGGGTTGTCGTTTATGCTGCCGTAGAACGTTGGATCTGTTGCGTATTGCGGCACTGGTGATATTTCATTTGCCCACTGCAAAAATCCGGTGCCTGCGGGGTCAAAATAAAGCCATTTGTTTTGGCTGACTAGATCATCAATAGTGGTCTGACCGAATGCTGACTTAGCTATATTGATTGATTCAATGCCGCCGGCGCCTAAAGTCAACAGCAGTTGAACAAATTGCGTAGACCCAAAACTCCGAACTGCGGACCACACTAAAGACGTTCCAGTCCTGACGCCTCCTTTGGGGTTTGTGTCGATGTCGGTGTAAATAAGGTTTACTGGATCGCCGTACTTCGCAAGATCTTGCTGACCGTTAAAACCAAAACGCGGCGAGAATCGTTGCTCACGTGTTTGCGTTTGGCCTCCAACACCAACTGCAGGTGCAGGTTCTGGTGTCGGTGTTGGCGCTACTCCGGTCGGTTGCGTGATTTGTGGCTTTGGTGCTAAAGCTACTGATACCGCACTAAATATGATGCCGACAATTGCAATTGTGGCACTTACCACGTCATTGCGGGTGTCAAGAACAGTACCTTGTTTTGAATCGTTGTATGCAATCTGCAACGCCAAGAACTCTAGATACTCTTCTTTGCTAACGCCTAAGTGCGCGATCAACGAGTATTCGTAGGGCAATAGTTTGCGGGTCATTTGTCCATCCAAAAGTAATAACCGATAGTGGCTGGCACGTGGGCCCGTACTACATTCTGGCTTGGCCCAATAAATACTGTGCTGCCATCGCCCATTATGCTGCCCAGCCCCGCACCAGTGCGGCCTGGCAGTAACGCCACGGCGCCTGGCATCGGTGCATTAAGTCTACGGCCATGCTGCAGCAGCCATCGGGCGATCTTGCCACGTGGGAACGTGTGTTCAGTGTATTCGGCATAAACCCAGTTGAACCGGTGAGTGTAGTCGGGCAATCCAAACCTAAGCCTGATTTCGCATACCAGTTGGAAGCAGTCGGTTTTGCCGCTGCCGTCCCATGGCGCATGGCCCCAGCCGTATGTCAGTCCAATCAGGTCGTTGGTGTTCATCGTAAATTCAGCTGGGAGTCCAGCGGCAATGGGCCTACCAGCTCACGGGTTAGTGTACGGCTTGGAAAGTTTGATGACACACTATCAATTGATGAACGAAACCGCAGTTCGATTGTTGTTTCGCTTAGTGACGCACCAATGCCGATGTAGTATTCGGTTTGGTTGTTTGCGGTAAATGCGTCGTCACCGGTCAACCACTGCGTGGTTAACGTCAGTGTGCTAAGGCGGTTGCCGTTGCCTTCGTTGAGCAAACGTACTGCAAACTCAATATTGGGGAACAGTATTTGAAGCACACTGTTGTCACCATTTAAGGATGCAATGGCGCCTTCAGCACGAAAGCCCGCAAAACTATACTGCAAGTTGCCGTAAGTTTTTGTTTCGTGGGCAAAATAGTTTTGGTATAGGTGTGTTGAGCCGGTAGATGTTACAAGCTTGAAGAATTGGCAGATGCGGATGTCTAGCGTCATAGGTCGTCCGTCATTGGGTCGCGGATTTCACCAAGCAAAGATACCGTAAGGCTGGATACGCCGGGGCGGATTGACTGCACCTCGGGAGGACTTTCATATTCCCAGCGCAGGGAGTCAGCGGTGCCATCTGCCAGTGCTATCAAATTTGCGTCCATGCCGCCCATTGTCGTTGTTCCGACCTTAAAGCGTTGGTTTGATGCTGTTTGCGTGCGGTAGTGATTAAGGATCGAAGTGGCAACGGAATCGGCCACATTATCAAATGCAAGTGATAGCGTTGCTTGGCTAGGGCGATTGCCAAACGTGCGTTTTACTACGACACCGGCCAGTGACCGATACGAGCGCTGAGGGTACGTTCCAGGCTTGAATGAGCGTTGACTTGGGGCGTAGCTTGGGAATGATGCCATCAACCAATACCAACGCGACTACGGGTTTGTGGAGACTGCTGTAGTTTATCCAATGTCATTGACATGCCGCGCTTAGCTCCATCGGCGGAGGCTTGACGGCGGGTTTGCATCATTGCTGCTTCAAGTTGCTCGCGACTTACGTATTCGGTGCCGTTGATCCTGGTGGTTTCAAATGTCATGTTAAGTACCGGACTGGTGCCGCCAGCCGATGGTGAGCCCATTGACTCACGCAGGCTTGCTGTGGGGCCCGCTGGTACGATGGTGCCGCTGGAGCCGGGCACAAACAGCTCGGGGCCCCGCTCGCCAACCATGTATGGGGTGTTGCCGGTTACGGGACCACCAGCGGCTTTGCCGACAAGCGGAATGCCGCCAATGTTAACGCCGCCAAGCAAACTGCGAATGCCAAATGAAATCAGCATTTGGCCAATGTCTTTTAATACATTGGATAATACGTCTTGCAAACTTTGTGCTCCTGTTATGGCAGCACTAATTCCATTTACAAGGCCGGATTCTATTGCACCACCAATGCCTTGCACAAGCCCTTTCATACGCTCTTTAGCTGCGTTTAATTTTTCTTGTTCAGCTATTATTGCTTGAGATTTACGCAATTCTTCATCCAGCAACACTAATACCTGCGGTTGTTTTGCTATTAAAGCATCATATGCTAGCACAATATTTTCACGCGCTATTCTTTGCTCATCCGTAAGTCCTTTTTCCATAAGTGTAACTTGAACTTTTGCTTGTGCCGCTTGTAAATCTTGCGTAGTTAAATTCGAAGATTGCTGATTAAGGGCAAGTTGTGTTGCTAGTTCAGGCGTAATACCATTTTTTATTAAATCCAATGTTGCCATGTCTAATTCATTTTTTTGTATTGCACTATTTAGCCCCGATAACGTTAACGCTTTCATTTGCTCTTGACTTGCCAGCAATTCGTTTGTTATATTTTTTTGTGCATTTAAAGCATCTATTTTTGTTTGTTCTTCATTGCTGCTAACTAGTCCAGTTGTCAATTTATCAAGTGTCGCAGTCGATGGCGCAGCAAATGGCTTAATGGTGTTAGCGGCGTCCACTTGCATTGCACGTGAGCCTATTGGTGCTTGTACTGCAGCAGCGGCAGGGCCAGCATTGGCGGCAGTTGGAATTTTGGCGACTGAATTGGCTAGCAAATGCAATATGCGCATTGCGCCCTGTGGCGTTGAAATTTCTGCTGCATAGCCACCAGCTCCTGTATACCCTAAATTTTTAGTAAGCGCAGCACCGCCCTTTAATGATATTGGTGTACCACGTGGCGTGCCAAAATCTATGCCAGCATGAAAACTACGTCCAAACAAACTGCGTGGACCGTAACCACTGGTTACTCCATAGCTGCTAGGGGCTCTACCATTAAGAGCAAAATACTTATCTGCATCTGCTTTTGTAATTGGTCGTCCATCTGCCCATCGAATGTCAAGATGTGGGCCAGTGCTGTCGCCCGTGCTGCCAGTTCTTCCAATTATGCCCTTTGTAACCGCTGGGCCAATTGGGCTTGGCTGTGTCGGCATAGTTGGCTTTGTGGCTTCAAGTATTTTTGCAGCGTCTTGCGCTCCTTTGACCATCAACTCACCAATAGACCTGCCAGCCTTAGTTATGATGTCGCTGGTTTGGCGTGCATAATTCTTTTGCATTTCACCGATGCCACGTTCTGTCTCGCGCTTGAAGTCAGTTAAAGCACGTTCAAGTTGAATCTTCCGTTGAGTGCTATCAAATTCAAGTTGTCTTCTGCTTAGGGCGGCATCATTTACTATTTTCTGTCCATCGCGTATGGCTGTTAACATTTTTAATTCTCCGCCAGAACTAGATGTTGCAATTATGTTTTCAGTTGCAGATGCATAACGGCTTAAATTTGTAGATTTTAATTGTGCTTGTTCAAGGCCAAATTCAGCCTTTACGCGTTGGTCTTGAAGACTGCGCTCCATATCCATGATGCGTTGTATTGTTGACTCACGAAAGTCAGCAATTTGCCGCTCATATTGAATACGATTATCGGCTAATTGCTTTTCAGCGTCTTGATTAATTTTTGCAATTTTTTTATCTGTTTCTAGTTTTATATTTGCGGCTTCGGTTATTGCATTTTTTCTTGCCATTTCTTCAGCAGATTTAAGTAATCCAGCACGATCTACTGCTGGCGCTGATGCTTTTGGCGCTTGGCCTGACGGAGCTAGCGCTTTCAAGATACCAATACCTCCGCCAGTTGCATATCCTAGCATTGCTTTTAATCCTGGATTTTTATCTATATAATCCTGCAAATCTTTTAATTTAGATTTAACGCCAGCCGCCCAATTATCAACGGGGCCAAGGGATATATTTTGCTTTCCCCAATATTCAAACTCATTGCTAACTCGACGCACTAAGAGCAATAAACCATCTATAGATTTTTTAATTTCGTTCACAGCTTTTATTACTAATGGCGCAACTGCAGTGCCAACAACAGTTTGCAACGATTCAAATGAACCTTGCAACTGTGCAGTAGCTCGGTCAAGGTCAGTGCCGCCCTTAGTGGCGCCTTCATAAAACGATGCGCCTTTCTTTGTTAGCTCATCAATTGCTTTGATAACAATTGGATAAGTTACCTTACCTTGTTCTGCCAACCGCAGCACTTCTGCAGTGCTGACATTCATTACCTTTGACAACGCTTCAAAAATAGGAATGCCAGCCATGGCAAACTGTTTCAAGTCAACCGTATATGCCCTGCCGATGCTACTAATTTGGCCAAGGTTTACAGCAAACCGCTGTAGCTTTTCGTTGTCGCCAAGCGCCAAATCACCTAGCAGTTTGGTTGCGGTGCCAGCATCTTTTGCCCTTAACCCATATGCCGCAAGCGTTTTAGTGGCCTCAAGCAATCCAGGCAGGCCCAGTGATGTGGCGTCAGCCGTTACCTTGAGTTGTGCAATGATTGCATTGGTTGCGTTTACGTCCTTGGTAAATAGTGTTAGCTGTTGACGATTGCGGTCTACCTCATTTGAAAACTTAAGCGATGCGCCAGCCATGGCAACCAAGCCAGCAGTAAGCGCTATGGCGCCACCGCCAGCCACCATTAATGCAGGTGATACACCCTTGGCGGCGCCTTGAAGGCTGGCCAGTGATGACTCAATCTGTTTAATTTCAGCCTTTATTGCTTCGCCACCAATGCCGCCACGGCCAGCAAGTTGTAGCTTTTTGCTTGCTAACGCGGTTTGCAATGCAACGATTTCAGCAGTTGCAGCCTTGCTTGCGGCGCCTGCTTCATTTATTTTGCGTACAAATCCATTGATACCATTGGCGGCAACGCCAAGGCCCCCTGGCAATGTATTTAATGCTTGGTTTAAGGCATCAACTTTAATATCTTCGACCGCACGGGCCGCAGTTTGTGTCTGCCGTTGAAATTGCCTAAGTTGCTCTGTCGCCTTACTGGCGTCAACGTTAATGGCAACATTAGCAACAACAGACACAGCGCGGCCCCTCTGTGGTTACAGTCTACCGCCTACGCTTCATCGCCAATTCTTGCTCATCATTTTGTAAGTCAAAATATGCCGACCACAGCAAAAGCTCAGCCAGCGTCATGCGTTCCATCAGTTCGGTCAGGGTGTAGCCAAGCTCTTTGGCTACACCCATTTGGAGCCGCAGCAAGTTGTCTTGCTTTAGCTCCGCCTTTATTTTTTTGTG